AAATTCCCTGTCCTTTTTCCTTTATATAATGCTCCAAAACTTTGCGCACCATCTTCAATAACTGGGATATTATATTTACTAGCAATTTCATTAATAGCATCCATGTCTGCTGTTTGTCCATAAAGACTAACAGGTATAATTGCTTTTGTTTTTTCTGTAATTAAAGCTTCTAATTTCATATGATCCATATTAAATGTTTTAGGACAAATATCACAAAATACAGGAATAGCATTGATAATTGATATCATTTCTACTGTAGAAATCCAGGTATGAGCAACAGTAATAACTTCATCTTCTGGACCTATACCCAAAGCCAACATGGCTATTTTTAAAGCATCGGTGCCATTTGAACATGTAATAGCATGTTTTGCACCTGTAAATTCGGCTAATTTCGGTTCGAGACTTTTTACTTCGGGTCCATTAATAAAAAGTCCATGATTTAATACAGTTTGTATAGCTGTATCAATTTCTAATTTATGTTTTTTATAATCACGTTTTGGATCATACATCTGGATCATTTTGCTCATTATAAGTATATTATTCCAATTATTTTTAAATCGTATATTCATAAATGAATTGTAAATCGATTTCTATTGGCTTAATTGGTGGCGGTTATTGGGGTAAAAATTTAATTAAAGATTTTAATTCTTTGTCTGTATTGCATACAATATGTGATATAAATGAAAAGGCATTATTGAAATATAATGAAAAATATCCACATGTTAAAACAACTACTAATTGGGATGATGTGTTAAATGATACTAATATAAATACCGTTTGTATTTCACTTCCGGCTGAAATGCATTATTCATTTGCTAAAAAATCATTGATGGCAAACAAAGATGTTTATGTTGAAAAGCCAATTACATTGAATATTGAGGAAGCAGAAGAATTAATTTCTTTGGCCAAAGAAAAAAATAAAATTTTAATGGTGGGACATTTATTACACTATCATCCTGCTATAATAAAAATAAAAGAAATGATAAATGCCGGAAAAATAGGAAAAATTAAAAACATTGTCGCCAATAGATTAAGTTTAGGAATTTTTAGAAAACATGAAAACGTGTTATGGTCATTTGCTCCTCACGATATTTCTGTTGTCTTGGGGCTCATAAAGGAAATGCCGCGATCTGTTGTATGTAGTGGCAAGGATCATATAAATAAAGGTGTCCATGACGTGACTAATTCAATATTAAAATTTAAAGACGCTTATGTTAATATTAATGTTAGTTGGCTGAATCCATATAAAGAACAAAAAATGTCAATTATTGGTGAAAAAGGCATGATCTTATTTGACGATGTATCAAAAGATAATAAACTTACCTATTTTCCTGAATATATACAATACAGTTCTGATATTCAATCAAACCCTAGTCCGATTAAAAACAATGGAGAAAATATTGAAGTAGACTTATCAAAATCCCCTTTATTGATTGAATGTAAACACTTTGTAGAATGTTGTATGGAGAGAAAAGTGCCAATTACAGATGGCAAGGAGGGATTATGTGTTTTAAAAGTATTAGACGCACTTAACAATAGTTTAATACAAAACAAAGAAATTTTACTATTAGAAAAATCAAAAAAATATTTTGCACATGAAACATCGATAATAGATGAAGGAGCTATTATTGGCAAAGGAACTAAAATATGGCATTATAGTCATATTTGTAAAGGGGCAATAATTGGAAAAAATTGTAATATAGGACAAAATGTCTTTATTGCTGGAGGAGCAGTATTAGGAGATAATTGTAAAGTCCAGAATAACGTGAGTATTTATGCTGGAGTTGAAGCCGAAGATTATGTATTTTTTGGACCAAGTTGTGTATTAACTAATGATATTAACCCCCGTTGCATGCATAGTAAAAATGGGGAGTATATGAAAACAATATTGAAGAAAGGAGTTACTTTAGGTGCTAACTGTACTGTAGTATGTGGTAATACTATTGGAGAACATGCTTTAATTGGAGCGGGAGCAGTAGTAACGAAAGATGTTGAAGAGAATAGTATTATAGTTGGAAATCCTGGAAGAAAAATAGGTGAAATCGATGAAAAAGGAAATAGAAATTAGATTAAATCAGTTATACATGGATATAACAATATAATGTTTTATTTTATAATAGAATGTGTGGTATTTCTGGTTATATTATTAAAAACAATGATTTTTTAAAATATTCAAACAAATATAATGAGTGTTTAATTAAATATTTACATAATAGGGGACCCGATCAAAACGGAACCTATATTTCTGAAAATATATCATTGAATCATAATAGATTATCTATTAATGATCTTGACCTTCGGTCAAAACAGCCTTTTTATTTTAAAAATTTGATAATGATTTTTAATGGGGAAATATATAACTTTAATCAACTCAAAGATTTATTAATAGAAAAACATAATTCAACTTTTATTGGAACATCTGATACAGAAGTATTAATTCAATTATTCTACTATAAAGGAATAGACAAAACTTTGGATTTATTAAATGGTATTTTTTCTATTGCTCTCCATAATATAGCATCCAATGAAATTACACTTATTCGTGATAGAATAGGAATAAAATATTGTTATTATTATGAAGATGAAAATATTTTTATGTTTGCCTCGAACCCTGGCGCTATAGCAAAAACTCTTTTCAAAGTGAGTAAAATAAATTTTGATTTAAATACGCAAGTTTTTTTTTCATATTTATCTAGTGGTATTTGTTTATCTTCAGAGTCTATGTTTAAAAATATTGTAGGTCTTAATCCAGGTAATTATTTAAAAATAAATCTAAAATCTTTTACATATAATATTAAGAAATGGTATATTCCTAATTTTAATAGGGAAAATGAAGATATACAAAAATATATTAAATCAGCAATCGAAATACAAGAAATAGGCGATGTTAGTAAAAATATATTGTATAGTGGTGGTATAGACTCCAATATTTTAGCTATTTATAGTAATAAAAGTGAATTAATAACTCTTGCTGTAGGTGAAGACAAAGTTGCAAAAGAATGTGCAAATATACTAGATAAAAAATTAAAAATAATTAATAATAAATTTCTAGAAAAAAATTTAAATAATTTTATAGACGAACAAAGAAAAATTATTAATTTTTCGGGAATTCCTATAAAAGCCTCCTATTTAATGAATATGACAGGATTATATATTAAAGAATATGAAAAGAATAATAAAATTCTAATAACAGGACTAGGAGGAAATGAATTATTTTATGGACATAGACGAATAAAAACAGAAAATAGCGGTTTTAAATCTCATGTTCGTGATTTATATTTATATTTATTACAAATAAAACCTTTAGATAACAAATATAAAGAACATTTGAATATTTTCAAAACGAATTTTGCGGATAAATTAAAGAAACAAATTGATATACCTAAAAATTTAAAAGAATCTAATATCTCAAGATGGTTAGAATTTCAAACATTTTTATTAAATGATTTATTAATAAACGCAGATAATATTTACATGTATTACTCTATTGAAGCACGTGTTCCATTATTAGATCATAATATCTTTGAAATTGCTTTATCAAAAGAACCAAGTGAATTTTTTTATGATTTTGATAAATTAGGCACCTCTACATGGAATGAGTATACAACTAAATCAAAAAAACATTTTAAAGAATTATTAAAAGAGGTTTTTAATGATAAAATTATTTTTAAAGAGAAATATTCATATGATATTGAACGTCATAAAATACATCCTTATTATTTAGATTTGTGCAATAAATTTTTAGAGCGAAAAATTGTTGGTTGGAATGGAGCATTTACCAAATACAATAGTCATTTAATAGGAAATATAGAGTTATGGTTACAAGAATATGAATATTTAATCACTATTTAAAATTAGTATTCTATTATATAGATAATGAGAAAATTTATAATTTATAAAGCTAGTGGAGGACTGTCGCATAATTTTAATGGGTTATCTCTTGCTATACATATGGCAGTAACACAAAACCGCATATTATGTATTAATATGATTCACCACCCGCAAAAAAATAAAGGTATTAAATTTTCGGATTTTTTTATAATAAATAATAATGATTTAGAATACTATGATGAAGATTTTAGTAAAATACCTAACTGTTATTCGTATCATGATTTATCAGTTGATGATATTATAAATAATATACGCTCAACTGAGGATTACGCGGATCTTAAATTCATTTTTTCCATTTTTATCAATGATTTTAATTTAGTTGTATATACTGGGAATGGAAGAAATGATATACCAGTTGAATTACACGAAAAACTTAATCAAGAAAAATTAAATATTAAAGTGAACGATCAAATTAATAAAAGATTAAAAAATGAGATAAAAATTAAAGAATTATATATTTCAATGCATTTTAGAAATACTGATATTCAAAATAATATAAAAGAATTTATCAAAAAAATAAGAAACTTAGATACGAATATAAAAACATTATATTTAGCAAGTGATGATAATAGTAGTTATCATATACTAAAAAAAGAATTATCAGATTTTATTATTATAAGAAACACCATTCCCCCCGAAAACATTAGAAATTTACACTATAGTCATGAGGCTATTTGTAATAAATCTAATGAGGTATATAATTGTTTAAGAGATATTTATTTTATACTTAATTCTATTTATTTTATACCATCTAAGAATTCGGGATTAAGTAAATATATTATATCAATGATTAAAAATAAAAATTACTTAATAAGTGGTATTGATAATACACCTATAATTATATAAAATACAGTCGCAACGGCGGCCTTCTGAAAAGGGCAACGAAACGGGATATTGGTGAAGGTCAAAGTGATTTGGAGGGTGCTTCAGACGAGGACGGGTTCTATTGGGAGAAGCGTAAAAAGGAAGGTGATAAATACTGATATATATATGATTTATACCTTTGAACATTTAAAATCTCAGTTATATATAAATATAAAATGTCATTAAAATGTCCTGTTTGCAATTTTGTATGCGTAATAGGTGAAAGATATTGTAATGGGTGTGGTTCAGTAGAAAGACATCGTGCTTTGGTAAGATTAATTAATGAACAGAAGATTGATATAAAAGATAAGCAAATTTT